ATAAATTGCCATGGCTCTTGAAATCTTAATTTGAAGAAATGGCACCAGAATTAATTTTGTGCTCAGAATATATTGAGCATCCGACATATTGATTTGCTTTTCAGACATTTGTAGTACCTTTCGCTACATTTGCTTTGTTTGAGTCGGCCTTGGTTCATCAGTCAGTAAGCGAACACCATGAGCACCATATGCTTCAAAAGTTACAGTAATTGTTGCAGGTCCATTTAAGGCATCAGAATTCATCTGTACTGCTCTTTGTCCAGCTAGTGGTTGTCCAGTTTCTTCATCACAAATAACCAGATAACCTTTCAAAGTAGGGTGACGCTTTAGCACTAAATGTCTTGACTCACTCATAAGCCCAACTCCTTAAAGGTTTGCTCATCCAACTTTCGAAGTTGGTCCAATGTATATAACCGCCCCTCTGGATCGAAGAACTTATCAAAATCAAATTTTCCTTCCTTATAGAGCTTGTAACGTTTCGGCCCCAACCATTCTCTTTGAAAGAAATCATCTGTCTTCTTGAAGAACTCTCTAAACGTAGTATTGGCATCTAGCTGCCCTATTAACTGGCTACGCTCTTCTTTCGGGATGTCTTTAACTCGACGTTCGTCCATAACAAATGGCCGTTCACCAACTAATTTCCCGTCTTTCTCTACAGGTACCAGAATACTTCGGCAATTAGGATGCAACGGCGGTACGCGCTTTGCCGGATCGTTAATCTCCCATACGGAACCATCAAGAGTTGCGCAAAGTTTTGAAGTTCTTCCGTCTAAAGTTGCTACCAGTCTTACGTATTCAAAGCCAATCTGGTTAAAGCTATTGAGATAAGCTTGATTGGCTACATGACTACGAACTGTTCTCACCGTACGGTCGATATCAGTCTTACTGCTACTTAGAAGCCCATCCTCATAATTAAGCCGCTTGGTGCCGCGAATGCGCTGAACTATTTCCTGATTTGTTTTACCTGAGTTGATACCATCCCGAATGGCATACTCAACTTTTTGGCGTGCAGTTTCAGCAATCTTAGAAAGCAGCTCATCAACCAGTGCTCCTCCCACCAACGGTACTTTTTTAGCTGCTGCATAAAGCTTTTCACCATTTGGCTTTTTGATCTTGCCGCCATATAGCTTCGCCGTATAATTGGCTTCATATACTGCCAAGGCAGTAGCAGAAACTGCGAAAGCTTCAGGTAATGCAGTATTTAGTCCTATAAACCACTGAGCAATCAGATCACGAATTTCTTTAAGATTAGTTGTAGTGTACTGTCCACTTGCTAGAGCCATCTTTTCAGAATCATTTAATTCATCAAGCAAATCCCGAAGCTTTGCCAACATTAATATTGACTCATCATTAAAGATTTTTAGTAGCTCATTAACAGATTGAGAAGACACCCGATATAAGTACGCCTGATGTTGGGTAAGTACTTCAATCAATGATTTATCTTCTTTTGAAGCCATACGTCACCTCTACAACGGCATACTGTCCCGTTCACCTTCAACCCGCTTCACTTCTTCCTGATAGTCGTGAGCTGGTAATTTACCTGTCATCAGGTATTCCCAATATGTGCGGAAAGAGTTCTTTCCGGCAATAGCACCTTCATAAAGTTGTTTGGCCAGATTGATATCGTATTGCTGAACGATAAATTCAGGTTCAACCGTAAATGCATATTTTGTTGAATCCAGCTTTAACCACTGAGCTGCATATTTGATAGCTTGTTCAATAGCTGCAGCAGCACAAGTGACAATGCTATGTAGGCTTGCTTGTTGGTCATCCTGACGCGCACGTCGTGCTTCACCTGATTCTTGTGAGTTGGTATCAATCACCTTTGCTCCAGCTTCTAATGCCGAATTCTTTTGAGCATCCATTTCCTTTTTAGTGAGTTCAATGCCACTACCTGAAATTTCGAGATAACCACACTGAGATTCACTAGGAAGGCTCCAGACAGCCATCACACCAGTAACGCTAATATCTTCATCACCCTCAAGTCCATTAATCCAAGGCTGCGGATGAGCTGTATGGTGAAGTGACTGGTAATAATCCGCACTTAGCTGGTAATACTTGAGTGCTGCCTTGGCCATGGTAAGCAATGGTACCGTTCCAACTTGTGGAGAATTATCGGTCGTTCCACAGAAAACAAACGGCGTGAAAGATAGCTGATTACCGCCGAGATCTGGCGTTTTATCTTCTTCAACAGAGCCATCAAATAACCGTACAGTTAGCGCACCATCAACCATAGATAAAACACGGTGAACCGTCTTTGTATCATGCCCAAACTCATCTTCACTATTTTCGAATTGTTCCTCGAGCACTAACAGCTTTAGATCCTTACGGCCACCAATGCTGTTTTCCTTCCAGTTAATGATTGATAGCGCATCATATAGAGCGAAATATGGCACACCAGCCCCATCAACATCGACAAGCAAACCACAGCGCCCAAACTCTAGCAACTCTGAACAAATGCGAATAAAGAGCTGTTTAAGCCCAAAACCATCATTGGTTGCATTCTCTATCAAACCCTTTAACAGAGAACTTTCAATTACGATGTTAGGTTCCAGCTTTGAAACTAAACCAATCATCGTGCGTAATGCGTCCTGAACCCATAGCGGATACTGAGCTCGACTTAGATAGGCCTTATAAATCTCTCCAGTCGTATCACCTTGCTTTTCAGCCTCAATCATTCCGGCCGATTTAGCTAGGTACTTTGTTTGTGCCTGTTTGATCTGCTCTTCACCAGCAACGGCGTCCCGCATAATCTCCCAGCTTTTTTGTGCAGCAATATACTGCGGATGTTTATCAGTAACTGCCATAAAAACACCAATAAAAAAGCACCTGAGAAGGTGCATTGATTAACGAGAAAAACCAGCGATTGCGCGCCGTTTAAATATTTTCTGAATGATGACTGGGAATCTCTTAGCTATTGGATATCCACCAGCGTCCCCAACGTGGTCCAAACCAGCGCTTTTATCTGGCATTCCAAAATCATCATAGACTTGCTGTTCTAAAGTAGCCGTAAAGTTAGGACACTTGTTTGTGTTCACTTTTAAGTGTCGTTCACCCTCAGCATTCAGAATTTGTGCATTAACTGCAGTGATACGATCTTTAATACCGGGATTCACACCATTAACTTCAACTTTGAATCCATTTTTCTTTAAGATTGCATGATCAGATTCACTGAAGTTCTTTGATGATGTTGCCTGACCTGAAGCATCTGGAATCACAGTAATATCGTGATCTGGAAAGCGCTCATTAATCAGTTGACACATCGTCGGTGTATCTCTCACGCCAACCAGTTCATCTAAAGCTCTTGGCTTCCCTTCTCTAATGACATAAACCACAGCAGCCATTTTAAGCACGTTAAAATCCATACCAATGAGTAAAGGCTCACCTTTCTTAATTTCTTCATCCGTGTGGTTTAGAACTCGATCAAAGTCGGGGTAAACAGCACCACTGGTTAAATTGACAAACTGCCCTCTTAAATAAGCTGAAATTAATTGCGGCGGATAAGACTCATAAAGTGATGATATGTAGTCATCTGGAAGATTAGCTTCATTGTCATAAGTTGAAGCTTGAATCATTCCATAGAGCTTACGCTTAGCCTCTGATTTATTTGCCTCTTTAACAAATTGCTCGTATGTAAACTTAAAACCTTCTGGTGTTGTGGCCACATCAATACCGTTGAGCAAACCAGCTTGCTTATAACGCATACGAGCGATGATCTTACGCCAAGCCTGTTGAGCTTTGACCTTGGCCATAACATCAAGCTCATCAATCAAGGCGTGGCCAATTTTAAAACCTACAATGGTTGCTGGTTTCTCCATAGACCGGCAAATGATTGTAGTTCGATATTGCCGACCATAATAGATATCCACCTCTTTATTGGTTTCATAAACCTTAGTTTTAAGCCCCCAATCGAAAGCAACCTCTTCAATAGTTGGAAAGAAAATGTCGCGAATCTGCGGGTAAGTTGGAGCAAAATAACCCAAAGGTACTTTTGGGAATTCCCAAGCTTTGTTGCATAAACTGGAGCATCCAACCCAAGTCTTTCCCGATCCAAAGCCAGCGACAAATGCGCGGAACTTCTTTTCCATCTGCAAAAAATTAGCCTGAGGTACATTCAGTGTCGGATTGATGTTCGGCATCTTTTTTACTCGCATCTACAACTTGAATAGTTACCTTGACTGGTGTTGGATCTTCATCACCTTCACCCTCTCTTAACTTTTCAATCTCAAGTTGCTTTAACTCAAGATTTAAAAGCATGAGGTCATAACCCTGCATTTCTTCCCTAACCTGTTTAATAACCCCTTGCTTCATAAGCCTGTTGTTCTTCCAGTCTTCATAGATCTTCTGAAGTTCTTTAAGCCGATAGGCTTTATTAGCTAAAGGGATGTCATAAACATTCTTTTTAAAGTCCTCTCGGGTTTTATGAAAAAGGTCTTTATATTTCTTACTTAAATTCTTTCCTGCCGCTTTTGTCGGGTCATAAAGTTGTACCTGTTTTCGATCAATCTCAATGTTAAATTCTTGCTTGACAGCATTAGCTACCTGTTGAGGGGTATCCATGCAGGCAAGCGCTTGAACAATAAATATTTTTACCTGTTCTTTAAGTGCAGCCATACCCCCACCTTTGTCTAGCTACGTCTAGCAAAGAAGGCAAAAAAAAGAGCCATTCGGCTCAGTTGATTACGCAGTTTCCGCAGCATTTTGAAATATCAAGTTTCGAAACAAACGGCGGATTCTTTGCAGCTTCAACGATACGTTTAACGCTTTGACTCGCCCCCCACCGTTTGGTTACACCAACAAACTCTTCGACATCGTGACCAGCTAAATAATGTTTAGGTAAACCTGTTGAGCTACTAAAGATCATTTCACCGTCTTCATCACGTTCTACGCCTATATGGTAGAGTTCATGCTCAAGCAAAGCACAAAACTCACGATCATTTGCTTTGTCGCAAAATGTAGCATCAATGGTGATCAAGTATGTTGGCACAAAGCCGAACCAGTCTCGCATCTGTTGCTCTTGTCTGGCCTTACGCCATCCACCAACATTGAACATGACTTTTTCGCACTGACCTAACACCATAGCTTGCTTGCTTTTATATGCAGAAGAGGCCCAAGCACATGCTAAAAATTCTTCATTATCGTGAAGCAGCTCAGCTATGTGATCATGATCGGGATTATAAAGAGGTCCACCAATAGTTAAGTAATTAGCAACAACCCATTTTTTTAGATCTGGTGCTGGTGTTAGTCTTATTGCTTCTTCTTCATCTGCTTGATCAATAAAATCAGTCGGTGGAAATGGTCTGATCTGCTCCATCTTCAATTCTCGCTAATTCGTCTTTTATCCAGTTAATGACATATCCCGACAAAACAGAGTCTGGATGAAAGCGCTCTATTTTGTAACCCATCTCTTCAGCATGATCATATCGATCAAGACTCCATGCTTTATTTGACAGTTTTCCACTACGCCCACCAGACCAGGAACCGCCCTCAATTTCAATGAGCAAACGCAATTTCACAATATGAAAGTCAAAGCGCCAGTGTTTGGTATGGATCGGCTGAAACTTCTGTTCAAATCCAATCGACAAATCCTCAAGCTCTTCCTTAAGTGTTGCCTCAGCCTCGAGATATTTTTGTGTAGGCTTTGGCAGTGGCCGGCTTTTAGGTTTAGTTTTAGGTTCTTTTTTCCGAGTAAGCCAAAAGTATTCTGTAGAATCCATTATTCTTACCCATAAAAAAACCGCCCTAAGGCGGTGGCTAAAAATAGAGACAACTAACTATTATTTCTTAAAAGTTGCCTTATAAAGCTTTGAATTAAAGTAATCCGTAATTTCTTTACCTTCGGTTTGAATTTTTTCCTCATTTAAAGGTAAAAAATCTAATTCATATTTCAAGCTCATATACTCTGGAATAAATTTCTTTATAGGCGGAGGTGGTTTAGGTCCACCTTCTGTAATTTTTTCGATAAATCCAGCTAACCATAAAATATACTCACCTTCTGAATTATGAGGAGGAATCAAACTCACATCTATTTTTACTTTACATTCATCTAATTGTTTACTAAACAATTCAACAAAATCAATAAAATTATATTTTAATTTAAATTCTGTTCCCTCAATTTCTCTGCGTATACATGTCATAAGTAAGTTCATATTTTCAATACAGTCATGTGAAAACAATTCCTCATCTTTAATTTTGTTATAAATATTTTCCGCAAACATGAGATACTGTGGCATTTCGGCAGCTCCTCATTTTTATAAAGTATTTTTCTTAAGGTAGTCCTATTATAACAATGTTGCAACAAGAAATTTTCCATTTTTAGTTTAAGGAAATTTTAAAAATTATAAAAACGATTATATTCAATAAATTAGTACGAATAAAAGCTAGGGAAAGTTTGATTTTTCTATTGAGCTTTAAAATGGATTATTGTGTTTAAATTATCAATTTAAAAAGCTTGCCTAGTAGGCAAGCTCCCCCTTTTTTGATATTTGCGCTGATCAATAAGGTTTAGGGTTACTTAAAGCAACACACTGATAATACTGAAATATTCAAAAATAAAAAAGCCCACTTCCTATTTTTATTCAGAAATGGGCTTAGCGAAAAAAAACGCTTAGACCTGAAATAGGAAATATCTATTCGGAAATATCTCCAACTTCATATTGGCATAATATTTAAGCACTAGCAATAGGGATTGAATTAAAAATATCAAATATTCATATTTAAATAGATAAAGATTTCTTTTTTTAAATGGTTTTATTTTTAGCCTACATAATTTTTTTACTTATCAAGACTTATAAAGAATATGTGCCCATCAATAGGTAATACTTAATAAGGTCTTATGTGTAGTAACCATTAGGCTCTAGAGAGTAAGAAATCACACTGACTAAAAATAAAAAATAATTAATTTTCAATATCAATGATCATATACTGCAAAGTTAAGTATATTCCAACTTCTCCATTGTTGAGTGCCTCATATAAGTCTTCATCAACAAAATCTCCAGATTCATCATCTAGCCATTTATGAATTTGAATAATTTGTATATTCCCTTTTTTGTCTATTCTTGCTATTGGGTCTATTACGGACCGAACTATCACCTTCTTCTTCGTCTCAACATCAAGCAATGTGATAATTGTCATTTTAAAATCCTTATAAATATCCTGTATAACAACTACGCTCAATCAATAAAGATTTTTATATTTAAATTACTCCAATAGCAATCTTTTCAATCTAAAAAATAAATAAAAAACACTTTAATAGTATGTGCCTATTAGAAAAGATACCTTAAATATTCTACTAGCAATAAAAAACCGCTTTAAGGGCTGTTCATCTAAAATTCACAGGTACTTAATGAAGTTTTTTTTTCTGTCTTTGCATCTTTCTGGGCTCACAAATTTTTCCAATAAAGTTAGTTAACCACAAAATACTTTCTTCACGATCTTCAAAATGAGGTATAAGACTTAAATCTACTTTTATCTTGCGATCAGCTAAAGGCAAACTTAAACAATGTTCAAAGTCTATTGAGCTGTACTTCAATTTGAGTCTTTTTTCTGCAGCTTGATTCTTTATCTCAGCCATAATGCGATTTAGATTAACGATCAAATTATTTGAAATTTTATTATTTTCATATACCCGTTCGTAAACTGTCTCAGCTACATCAATGTAATTTATTAGCTCTACATTCTTATTCACGACATTTGTACTCCGTTTTTTATAATTATCCGTCTAAAATAATGTTTATTTGATTTACTAAATCCTTCGCCTAGGTAAAGATTGTTTAAATTCTGTCACCCTGATTTTAAGTAAATATTTGAATTTATTATGCAATTACTGAGTTTTATAATATTTATATACATCTTTGTTCTTAACGCCCCTTTTTTCTATCACTTGCCCATTGAGTTCACCATCAACGCAAATAAACATTGTACTAATCCATAAAATTATGGAGATCAGCTTAACACAAAAAGAAAAAGCCCCCACTAATCAATAGTGAGGCTTTGCCGTATTTCCCGGCTAGCACATTTAAAAATCGATAGCTAAAAAAAAGCCAACTTGTTAGAGTCAGCTTAATTCAATCGTTTGAGAATCATGCTTGCATAGTTATTGTCCGTTGCAATCTTCTATCATTTTTATTTTTATAAATATAATTTAAACCAGCCATGTGACATTTTGATTAAATTTCACTCAACACTTTTTTTGTTAAATAAGTCACATTTAATCTTATTAATGCACTAACCATTACAACCTATAAACACAATGTGTATCAATTACTTCTGCTTGATTTTGTAAATTACAGTATCCTTAGTTTACCTAACTGCCAAAATCAATAACACAATGGAACACCAAACACTTTTAGACGAATTAAATTCGCAGATTGAATATTACTCAAAAAGAACTGACTGCCCACCAACTAGAATTCGTATTGGGTATAAAACCTATTACGAATTAATGCAGAATCCTAAATTTGCCGATGAAGTATCAAACTCCGCTTTAGATCCAAACAAACGCAAATACAAAAAATTAAAAATAAAAGTTACTAAGGATGACAATCAACTTGAACTTGAATGATTTCTCATAAAAAAGCCTACTCTTTCAAGTAGGCTTTCCCCTTATGACTTTTGCGCTGATCATTAAGGTTTATTGTTGTTTAAAGCAACACTCAGATCTTACAGAAATACTTAACAATAAAATAGCCCCGCCAATAATCGATATTTAGCAGAGCTTCTTAAAGCTTATACAGTTTATCGTGGAAGATATCTTTTTGAACCTGTGCTATTAAGGCAGTAATGTCCACCTCTAGGCCCAACACAATAAGTTCCAGATGTGCAGTAACAAGAGTTATTAGTCGTTTTACTATAACTTCTTGGAGTCCGTGTAGTAGCAGAACTTCTAGTTCTAGTATTATTATAGCCTTTTGATTCTCTTTGAGGAGTTGAGTAAACAGGCTGCCTGTTATCAAAACTCCCTTTTGAATATCTATAGGTGACTGGTGGAGTATAACAACCAGCAAAACTGCACAAATATTTAGTATCAATCCATTGTTGTCTATCCATATTTGGATTTAATAACGCCCATTCATCTTGGTACCAGAATACATAAACTTCACTTCCCCCTTTCAATTTAAAGATTTCTTTGCCATTTGGCATATCCTTGACTGGAGCGGTATCAACACTAATCCAATTTTTAACTGGATTAAACCTTTCAACTTTTTGCTGCGAAAAGTCTATGGACGGTATAGATACACATCCACTAATACCCAAAGTAATAACTAACCCTATTAAATAATTTTTCATTTTATTAACTTCTTAGAAAGAATAATTTTAATGCGAAGTAAACAATAAGCTACCTAATAAAAGCAACATATACTTTCATCTAATTTAAATACATAAAGAAAAATTAAAAAACCCGCTTCTAAAAAGAAACGGGTCAAAAAACAAAAAACTTTCAGCGCAGTATTTGTGACATATCATACAAGTTAGAAGATGTATTTACAATATACTTTAAGCTTAATTTTTTGATGCTCTCAAAATATCCAAAACTCGCTTTGACATTTCATGCAAGTTGGACCCTATTGGTAGCCAAAAATGATAATTAATGTTGTCACGGTTAAAAACTTGCTTGTAGTACTCAGTTTTGAATGATGGATCAATGTCAGAAGCCTTAAGTAATCTGCCTTCTTTTTCGATCACTTGCCCATCTAATTCACCACCAACACAGATATTCATTTTTACCAGCCTGGACTATATAGCAAAAAATAAAAAAAATCCGTACCTTGGGGAAAGTACGGACTAAGCTTTTCAACTGAAAAACACTATAATGGAAATAGACATCATATAGTAAGTTTAATATACGATAAATTTCATGTTTTTTCAAATCCTAATTAAAAGCCCACGATTAAGTGAGCTTTTAAAACAAATTGGTGCAACGCTTATAACTTTGTCCACTATATCAAAAATATGCCATAAAGCGTCTAGACAGTCAACAAGTCTAAATTATGCTTTTCTACTAATTGAGAAGCTTTTAAACGTTCAACGATTTTAATCATTAGATCATTGGCAGTTATAACGTCGATTCCTTCAAATGCTTTTAGTGTTAATTGCAATTTATTATTAATTACATTTGTAATTATTGATATTTTACCAAAATAATCAGGGTAGTATTTCAAAGTTTCATTAACTTTCTCCCGACTAACGCCTTCATATAGTTTTACAGTGTATGTTTTCATTTGAACCTCCATTTTGTCTTAATCTTTTATCATGACCTAATAAATAAAATCTAGCGCAACTCACCATAATTGCGACCTGAGCTTTAGATTGGTTTGTTTCTTGAGCAACCTTCAACAATCCTTTATTTTCAACCTTATTTTTAATTAAACAAATTAATGCAAACTTAGTTGTAAAATCTGTTTTATCAGAATTTAATAGACTTCGTAAAAGTGCTTGAATTTGATCCGCCTCATAATCACTGATCTCACATCGAATATAAGATTTACTTTTTTGTACTTCTTTGCCAGCTTCACGCATCAACCAGTAAATTTGATTGATATGAAGCCCATCTGGCAAATCACCCCCTTTCATTCTAACTGTTTCACACCATGCGCCAAACTGCTCTAACCAACCGTCAATAGTATATTTAGACCAATCCATTTGTTGTGTTTTTAAAACTGCACTCATTTTTCACCTACCAATTGCTCAATTTGTTTACCGATCTTGCATGCTCTTAAATGCGTTGCCAGAACCATTTCACCCACACTTGGTTGTCTGGCAACTTGCTTTGCTGAACGCCGCTTTTTATTTTTCTTTATCGGAAATAACTTGCGGTATTCAGCAATGCTGACTGATGACATCAAGCACCACCTTTCAGCAAATTTTTCAACTGATTAGCAAAGCAGTTATAAACTCGTGCTTTATCTTGATCGCCAAAAAGGCTTGAAGCATGAGCATCGTGTTTATACTTTTGAACTAGGTTTTCAATTGAACTTCTTAGCTCAACTAAATTCGCTTGTTGTTCTTTTTGAATCTCCCAAGCCCACTTTCCAGATTTACCCTCAAACTCACTCATGACTGGCTCCTTTTCCTCTGGCAACTTAGTCATAACACCATCTGGAAATTTAAAATCTCCATGCCACTTCCCGTTTTCCCAAATAGACCAAATCCCACATTCATCACTGTTGTAGTAATATCCAGCCTGCCAATGTGTCGCACCTTTAGGGCGGCGTTTTAATATTTGTTCAAACATAACCGCCTCCGTATATTGATTCGTAATCAGCAATTGCTTGAAGCAACTTGTATCCAGCCGATTCAGGCCTGTTTTTGCAATGAGACAAGTCATATAGCTTTACATCATCAATGCCGCCCCATGATTCGACCAAATCAACCGACTCCACTAGACGCTTAAGTTCAGAAAGGTCTACAAAATATTTTTCTCGGTCAGCCTTGCTAATCTCTACACTTTGACCACATTGGAACTCGAAACCTTCATTCCACTCAGTTGCGTTAGAAGGTGCTGAATCAACGATTTCTTTCGCGTATTGCAGCCCTTTATCTCTAATTAATTTGGATGCTTTCATACATTCGCCCCTTCAATTAGCTGAAGAATATTTCTAGGTATTGGCATACCCTCCCGACGGCACATCTCTGCATATTCATATGGATTATCAAAAGGATCTGGACCTAATTCTTTTGCAAGTTCAGGCTCTTTTTCTTTTGCCTGAAGTTTTTGTACTGGTGCTGGTTTACGGCCATTAATCTTTAACCGTTCCATCAAAGATTTGAGATGCTTTTGCGCTTCCTCATTGGAAACTGGTATATGCACTTTCTGCTCATTTTTCTGAGCTAATAAAATTGGTTCTTGGTACCAAGCTTGGGTTTTACCCTTCAGTTGTGCTTCAGCCTTGTATTCATCATAGATCTTGATAAATTCCATTTTGGCTTTGTACATTTCACCGTCTTGGATTAGTAAATAAACTTGGTCTAAAACAAATTTGGTCAAGGTTGTAATTTCTTGGTTCTGCTCTCTTCCGTCTGGCAATGTCACTTTTTTGTGTTGAGAGATCTGAGTGTATTCACAAGCCTTAACCCAAGCCTTCTCAGCGCTCCACCAATCATCACCCATGCACATAGCACGGAATTCAGCGAAGTTAGGCATGTATGTATTTGTACTTGCGTAAAATAGCGCTAAGCCTCTTTGAAGTTGGTTAGGTGTAACCCCAACCAATGCTTTAGCAAGCTGCTGTTCAACGATTTGCATTGGAACGGCATTTTTCCCCTCTACTGGAAAATTCTTATTGAACTGAACAGCGTATTTAGTTCTGTAAGCCGCAATTAGTTCTTTCAAAAAACTTTCAAATGGTGCTAATTCATTCATGATTAATAGCCTCCAAAATCTTGTGACACTGGCGTAACGTCAATCACGTTTGAACGGTTGCTCTCAGCGTACATTTGAGTGAAATAACCCGGTTCTTCAGGAACGTTATGAGATTGTGGGTTTTCCTGAATTTGATTTTGGCGAGGCTCAAATACACCCTGATAATTTCCGATAATTGAGTTTTCCAGTGATTGGTTAGCCAAAGGTCCAAACGAGATAAGTTTTTTAAGGATTAGCTTTACTGCGTTTTCAGAAAGTGGTTTTTTGATGCTGATACGCATATCAACAAAATTGTTCCACAGTTCTGAATCTACACATGCAGGTAGTTCAACTGAACGTGGATTAAATTCATTTGGTTTTTCTGTTTTAGGTTTTTCAGAAACAGACCCTCTTTTTTTATTTATTTTTTTATTACTTTGAGAGTTGTTTTTGATAGTGATACTTTGTGTGTTAAAAATTTTTACTAGTAGCGGTAAAAAATTTTTACTAGTGTAGTTAAAATTTTTAACTAGAAGTGGTAAAGAATTTTTACTAGTTTGGCCATAAATTTCAGGTAGTAAAAAATTTTTACTAGGGAATTTAAGCACTAAACCAACGCTAGTATCGTTACCTAATTTGAATGTATTTCCATGAATTGTGCTTGGTTGTTCCACGACTAAACCAACTTTAATTAATTCATTAAGGCATTTAACAACTGTCGGTCTACTCTTCCCTGTAATCTCTTCAAATTGAGTTAAAGAGATGGAATCCATCTCCTTATTCCAGCCACGAGTTTTACGGCAAATAACTAAATAAATTTTGCATGCAGCATCAGAGATTTTATTTAAAACCTCGTCAACAAATGCATTAGGCACTTGAAAGGAATTAGGCACAAAATTACTCATGTACACCGACCTTAGGCTTTACATACCCACCAAATTTTTGAACCAAGTCAGCATTAGCCAAACTATTAACGATCTGCCCTGCTAACCACTGATTAGTGCGAAAACGCTGTGCCATAGTTTGTGAAAATTCTTCACGCGTTATTGCAGCATTATTTTCGTCATAACCTTTGGCTCTTAGATTTTTACGGTTACGATCATGTAGCTCATTGAGAATCACTAACGCTGGATCAAAGAAGGACTGAATTTCCTGAATCTGTTTGTACTCAGGTTTATACTTAAATTAACTATTCATGACACCTCCGCTAATGCTTGCTCTGCGCTTGTTAGCCGGCGTTTGGCGTTGAGCTCTGCTACTGTTGCTGTACGGATTTCTTTTGATGAAACCAGAATCAAATGATTCTCCGATTTGATAGTCCACAACCTAGTCAAAGTTTTGTTTTTAACTTCAAACAAATCATTTGATTTGAAAGTACGGCACTCTTTAGTAAGCACTACAACGTCACCC